CTGCAGCAAGTTGCCTACCCTGTTGCTGTTCAAAGCCTTGCATCGACGCCTGTTGAGCCTGTTGATAGTTTTGCGCGTAATCCTTCATGATTTTCTGTTGCATCAAGTCTTGAACACCACGGTCAAATTCCGCACGTTGCACGCCTTCTCGTGTGCCGCCGAACGCTCCAGCCTCAACGGCTTTGGCCGCATTGCCCTGCTTAGTGATGTCGGCCTGTCTTTGCATTTCCTGCAAACCACTACGAGTCACCTCTTGCTGGTAGGGGTTCATGAAATTTTTGGCAAGCGTCGGGCTATAACCTTGTGCTGACCCTTGAATACCGCCAATGCCTTTGCCTAAAAGTGGAACGGCTCTAGCCAGAATGTCCTGTGCACCTTGGAATTGGTCGGCGGTTTTAATGCCACCAGCGGCGAGAGCGCCTTTCTGCGTGAGGTTCATCCCTTGGTCAATGCCTTGGGATGAAGCCTGCATATAAGGCTCAAAAGAACCAATGCCCTGCTTGGCAAAGTCTATTGCTTGGAGTTCTGTTCCAGAAAGTCCAGCCGCTTCTGTCGCCGGTAGATACATTGGGGCGTTATAAAGGCTTTGGGCCTGATCCAGCATCCCCAGTTTAAACGCTTCGACTTCCGGCGCTTCGCGGACATATTGGGTGCTGTAAGTCATGTCAGCCATTATGCGGCTCCTTCTAATTTCTTCATCAGGGCATACATCTTCTTCGCCCCTTTGCGCCGTGATCCTTTGCCCATGTTGCGGACTGCTTTGGCCGTAAACACAAACTCGCCATCACTGAGCATGGCTGGGACATCATCGGACGTGCCGTTACCGGGACCGTTAATGGGTCCGTTTTTCCGTGGAAAGTTTTGCGTAGCCACGCCATCGGGGCCGCTGCCTGTGGCTGCGGTATAAGTCGTATAAGGATTAGGAGCGCTGTAAGGATTAGTGGTAGAGATGGTGTTCACTCCGCCAAACTTCAGGCCGTAACGATCTGGATACTTGTTAAGAAGTTCTCGACCGCCGCTTAACCCGGCAGCCATGTTTTCCCAACCTTCAGGAACATCGGCATCTTGATCACCGCCCATAAGGCCCATGACCCCCGCGCCTATGGCAGCCATTGGTGCGTAATTCATCAAAGAACTTGTTGAAGCTTGTGTCACTAAATCATTGACAGCCGCAGACGCCGTATCATTGGCTATGGCACGGTTAAGGCCCTCTAAACTACCTCCATAAAATCTATCGGCTATGCTTTGCATTTTAGTGGCTTCAGATGCAGCTTGAATCCGGCTCGGCATAATCTTATCCGCTGCTTGGCCCAACCAGCCTTGAGTTGATTCAGCCGCGCTTCCTGCTCCCGAAGAAGCGCCCCACCCCTGAGTTCCCGTAACATCAATTGGAGCACTGCCCGCTGACACGTCACCTAAGTTAAACCCAGCAGACGTGCCCGCAAGTGATTGTGGAGCAGCAGACGTGGCCGCAAGTGATTGTGGAGCAGCAGACGTGTAAGCCTCATATCCCGTAGTAGGCTGCAGCCCCAACCCCCCAATACCAGAAGCATTTGCAACATTTGCGATAGGAGCACTTGCGATAGGAGCACTTGTTAGTGGTCCTGCAGTAAAGCCCGGTTGAACAGCAGGGGCCAAGGAGACGGTTCCCGGTAAGCCTGAACCTGCGGTAAAACCTTGCTGGGCCGGAGCCATCCCTAAATTCGTAGCACCAAGATTAACAGTGCCACCAGCAGGCGTTGCTAACGTGCTCGCATTAACGGCAGCGGGGCCAGAAACTGCCGACCCAGAAGCTCCCGACCCAGATACGGGGGCGGCAGCGGCTGAAGAGCCCGCCGCTGGAGCGGTACTCTGAAAAGCACTTGCGCCTTGCGTGATTCCAGTAAAAGCTGCTCCCGCCAGACCTCCTATAGCACCCGCTTTCAACGAATCTTTAAGATTATTTCCTGCGGCTAATGAGCTGCCCGTTCCAGCAATAAAGCCGGATATGGCTGCCACACCGGCAGGTGCGGTTACACCCAGTGCAGCCGCCGCTGCAGGCCCCGCAAAAACGAACAACGCCACGGCTATGACAATCTTGCCTATAGTAGAAGAAGCAAACTTTTTAATGGCTTTGCCAATCGACTTAAACGCCTTACCTATGGATTTTAAAGGATTCCAAAATTCAGGGAGTCCCGTCACGGGATTAATTGTGCCACTGCCACCACGAGACTTTAAAAGGCGCATTTCTTCAGGCGTAACGTGAGCTAGTTGCGTGTCGCCATTTCGTCCGTGGCGCGCAAGCATAGCTGCAGGAATTGGTCGTAAGCTGGCGACTCCTCCGTTAGCAAATCCTTGAGGCGCACGAGAGGGCATCTCGGATGTCAGTCGGAGTTCGTCAAGCGCCATGTTGAACGCGCCAAAAAACTCTACGTCGAAAACCTCCGGTAGCAGATCATCTGGCATGTTTTGAGTTTTATAATGAGCACGAATTTCGGCATAGCGTTCAGGAGAAGCTAAGATTTCATCGACCATCGCATTAAGAACATCGAGAACTTCAGGGGGCAATTCTAAGTCTCTGAGTTCCGACTTAAATTCTGCAACGGCCATCGGGTCAGCTTCCGCCGCCACTGAGAGCAGGGTTTCGTGAAGCTCGACAGGGGAAATCTCTTCCCGTATTTGCTCAACGGCAGTGAACTCTTCTATCGTAGGTTGTGGGGGAGCCTGCATAGGTCCCGGCATCGCTTCGGCCATGATGTTCAATCCTTAATTTGATTGTGGGGCCGCACAGGGCCGCACGCCGGGAAGACGTGATGTTCACCAATTATGGCGAGTTTATCAGTTTCTGTCCACTTCCAGATAAGACAGATAAAAACTAACATTGGCTTGACTAGACAACACTTTTAAAACATTTCCAGTTTCTAAAATGCACGGGACTCCCGCAAAAACATCTATTGTGGCGTCAGCCGCCAAGCTTTGCTCCTTATATAAAAAAACTGCCGTTCCTGCCGCTGTGTCGTATTGCTTTACCGTAATGTCGGAGGCACTTGCGTCAGCGTTGGTTACTCGCAACGATTTTAAAATCGCTCCATTGGCCGCCGGAACAGTATAAATAGCCGTTTCCGTTGCAGCCAACGGGATTAAGCGCTGGTGGTAATATTTATCCGCCATTTATGTACCCTCAAACCACGCACGGGCATTGCTCGTATTCTGAGTAACCACGGCGGTGTAACTGCTGTTGAGTTGCAGCACTATTTGTTCCAATGACCGCACTAATTGGTCGAACTGTTGAGGATCATATTCCCCAGTAGCGGCATTCGGTAAACGCACATTAGTGATTTTGCTCATCGTAATCCGTCCGGTTGAATGTCCACCCTAAGAGTGCCATAGCGCCACCATGAATCCACCTCAGAGCTGGTTATCTTAATCGCTATCTGTCTTCCCCGTGCGCGGGTATCCACTTTTTCAGTGGTCGGCGTAATGGTATAGGGGTCTAACGAACTGGGACTTGCGGCGGCTTGGGGATAAGGCCGCAACAAAAGGTTAACAACCAAGTTTTCTGCTTGATCCTTAAAGTCAGGAATGAATCGCCGCATATATACCATGTCGTCGCCATCGCCTAGATCAAAGTAGCCCGACAGGATAAAGGCGTCTATGGCCGTGCCATCGGCCTTGTTATAGCCGTCTTCTTGGTTATAGACCATACTCCGGCCTTCCGTTAAGCCGTAAATCGTCGTCAGGGTTGCCGCCGTGCTCGACGGGAAATGTTCAGTGGAGACGGGCTTTGGAAAAGTATCAACGTCTTGCCACGAGGTTCGTGACAACGAACCAATCGACCATACACTTTCAAGGTAATTATAGGTGACGCAACGGTCCACAAAATCCGAAGAAGCCGAGCAATAAAACCACGTGATCTCGTTATAATCGGAATTTAAAGCGGCATAAACTTTGTCATCTTGAACAAGATTTATGTTAGAAAAGACATAATCTTGGACCGTGCACGGGAGCTTAGTCACTGTGCCGTCAAACGCATAAAACGCTTCGGGCCCTAGCCACATCGCAAGTCCGTTGACATCAATCGCCGCATGTGGCCCTAACGCCCCGCAGTTACTGCCAAGTTGTTGAAATCCAAAGGTGTATGGAGGCCCTATGTATTGCATTCCATGCAACGACGTATCCGTGAAAATAAGAATTTGGCCGCGCGATCTGACAGCAGTCATAATCCGGTTGCCATCGGAGAGCTTTTGTCCACCAGCGGTATTAGTGACGGTTTCAACAAAATCATGGATATTTTCTTGGTCGGAAAACCGAACAAAAAGAGGGTCTTGAGAGCCGGGCGTACCCACGGTGGTTTCCGTGCCAAAACAGATCAAATGACGATCAGGAGAAGAAACGAGAGCAAAAGTACTTTTGGTAGGAGCATTACTAATTGCCACGGCACGTTGGTCGGTTCCAAGAGTGGGGTCCCATTCATAGATTGCGCCATTAACAAGCTGCAAAATAAGGATTTCACCAAATTGATCAAACTTCCAAATCCTAGCAAAAAGTGTGGGCTGCACAACAACGGTTCGCGGTGTTCCCCATGTTTCCGCTCCCCACGTTCCTGTTCCAAAGCCAAAGTCAAAAAAGCTTCTATCTTCGCCAATATTGATCTGGTAAGCACCTATGACAGCAGCTCCTCCATTGCCAGTGTCAAGCGCGTTAGCCTCCACAGGTGCGGTGATAGTGTAGGTAGAAGAATTCAGGACCTCGGTGATTTCCCATTCGGAATTCAAAATAGCGGTGGTTATGACGCCGCCTAGTCCTACCGCGCCGCTGTAGGTTACAAAATCACCTGTATCGGCTCCGTGATCGGTATCCGTAACAGTGATGAGCGCCAAGCCAGTGCTGGCAGCGAAAGTTACCTCTCCCGCCACGGTCGTTGCTCTTAAAGGTGTGATGTCGGACCATGCGCCTCCGACGGATACATAGATTTTTCTGTCAGTTCCTACCGCTAAATAGGGTGTTCCAGCATTGTTGTTCCACGAAAAAGTTTCGCTCGCAAAGCCTACAAGGTTACTGGCGATGCCATCAAAATATTTCCAACCGCCTATTTTTTCAGGAAGCCCAAACCGAAAGCGCACATTATCTCCGTCCGTGAAACCGCCTTCGGCCCCATATTCCGTGTTTTGTTTATCAATTCCGGGCGTCAATGCTAGTCGAAAATAAGCCATATCTAATCCATGTATTTACCGTTCTCAATCATGCTGGCAAGCTCGATGGACCGTCCTTTGACGGCGCGACTCCACGCGGAGTCTAAAAATTCTTTTGCCGCAGATTTGTAGTCTGCTTTTGCCATCGCGTCGAGCGCCAGTACAAATTTTCGTAGCTTGGTAGCACCGAGGTTAAAACTAA